GGCGTATCAGATCACGCAGACCTACGACATCCGCTGGCAGGAGAGCTGACGAATGGCCACGACCCCGCATTCCGGTTCCGGCACGACGTTTTCTTTCGCTGGCGTGAACTACACCGTCACGAGCATCACCTACACGATCGGTGCCACCGGCGGCGGGGCCGACAACATCGACATCTCGCACCTCGGCCAGACCACCGGGGCCAGCGTTCTTTCGATTGCTCGACCGCTGATTGGCACGCAGGGCGGCGACACAGGCAAGAGCGTCAGCATCGAGTACATCGGCACCAGCGTCATCGCCCAGAACACGACGGGCACGCTGGCGATCACCGGCGGCATCAGCGTCTCAGCGACTGCGACCTGCAACTCGTCTTCTGTCACGCTGACGGTGAACGACGCCATCCGTGGTTCGGCCGAGTTCCAGTTGGCTTGAGCCACGGAGGGTTCCGTGGCCACGTACAGCACTGGGATAGTCGCCAGTTTCGGCGCGACCACGTTCGCCGAAATCTCGGATCTGTCGTGGTCTTATGGCGGCAGCCTTCCGAAAGGCCGTTCGTCCACGTGGACCGATGACGTTGGCACGGTGTCTCTCACGTGCCTCAGTTCCACCGGCGTGGCGACTGCCAGCTACGGAACGCGTGGCACGCTCACGATCACGGGCGGCGGTGCCAACTTGACGTGTACCGCAGTCTATGAGGGCGTGAACGTCGCGCCCGAGCTGAACGGCGTGACCCGTTACACCGTGACGTTCCGACTACTCGACGGGTGAACCATGGCAGTATTGACGCGAGATCAGATCGAGCAGGCTAGCGACGCCAAGATCATCAAGATTCCGGCGTGGGGTGGCGAGGTGTGCATCCGCCTGATGACCGTGGGCGACCGTGACAGCTACGAAGTGAAGCTGCTCGAGGCGCAGTCCAAGGCCGTACCCGTGATCCCCGACTTTCGCTCTGAGCTGCTCGCCCGCTGCCTGTGTGATGACAAGGGCGTGCTGCTGTTTCCCGGTGACGAAGGCGTGGCGGCCCTGCGTCGCAAGAGCGTCGATCAGATCCACGGACTGTGGAAGGCGGCCTTGAAGCACAACGCATTGACCGAGGAGGAGATTGAGAAACTGGCGGGGGAATGAACGCCAGGCCGAGCTTGCGATTCAAGTTCGACCTGGCCTCGCACCTTAAGAAGACCGTAGCCGAAATCGACGCGATGGACTCCCGCGAGTTCTCGTACTGGATCGCCTACAGCCGATGGTTTCGCCCGCTGGATAACCCGTGGCTACAGACGGGAATGCTGGCAAGTTCAGTCCTGGCTCCCTACTGCAAAAACAAAGTGCCCGACGCTCAAGACTTCATTCCCATCGAAGGCCACGCCCCGCAGCACCCGACGCAGATAGCAGAGACGCTCAAGCAGATGGCGGCCGACCTCGGCCAAAAGTGAAACATGGCAACCCTTGGCATTGGATTTCAGTTGTCGGCATCTGCCGTGGGCATGGCCCAGGGCATCAACGCCGGCGTCGTGGAATTGCAGAAGCTGGGCTACGCCGCCAAGCAGACGGCCCGTGATGTTTCGACGCTGAAGACGCTGGAGATTTCCAAGGCGTTTATCAGCGGCATCTCTTCGATTGCCAACACGTTCCAGGCGTTCACAAGCGGGGCACTCAACGCCATCGACAACACGCGGCAGCTGGCCGCGAGCCTGGGCGTGTCGTACCAGGAACTGCGGACGTTGCAGGTGGCGGCCGACTTGTCCGGTGCATCGAGCGAAGAACTGGCTAAGGCGTTCACGCGGGCACAGGTGACGATCAGCAAGGCCGCTGGTGGCAGCAAGGAAGCCACGAAGGCCCTGTCGGCACTCGGGCTGTCCGTGGATGACTTGGCCACACAGACGAGCACGCAGCAGTTCCAGGCGATTGCCACGGCCATCAACGGCATTGAGAACCCTGCCCAGCGTGCAGCTGCTGCCGTCGCCATCTTTGGCAAGAGCGGCGCGTTACTGCTGCCGACGTTCCGCGAGTTGCCCGAGAACCTGAAGACGGCCCAGACGTTCCTGGGCGGCTTCCGCGACGGCGTCAACGGCATCAACCCAGACAAGATTGACGCCATTGGCGATTCGTTCGGGCTCGCCGGCCAGGCGATGCAGGAGCTCGCCGGACGCATCCTGACGCAGTTGCAACCGGCCCTGACGCAAGGCACGGACAACTTCATCAAGTTCGTGCAGAGCATCGACGTACCGGCGGCGGCACGGACACTGAGCACGCTGCTCGAAGACGTTGGCAACGCGTTGGCGTTCGTTGGCCGCGTGGCAGTTCCGCTCGCCCAAAATCTGCTGCCCGCGATTGGCGGCTACTTGGCGTTCATTAACCGGCAGGCGATTGCCACTGCTGTCACGCAGTTGGCTCAGGCGTTCGGCTCTGCGGCTGTAGCGGCGTTGGGCTATTCAGGCGCTGCGAAGCAAGCTGCCGCCAGCACGGTTGCGCTTGCCACGACTGTTCGCGGCTTGCTTGTCTCGACTGGTATCGGTGCCTTCGTTGTTGTGCTTGGGCTCGCTGGCGGCGCTTTGATTGAGTGGGGCTTATCTGCCAGGAATGCCGGCGGTGAAGCAGACGCAGCCATCGCTGATGCTGAGTCCGCTATGAACCGTTTCCGCCAGGAAACCGACCGGGCCGGCGTCGCCGCATTCAATCTCGGCGAAGAGGTGAAGAAGGCGCTGAAGGTGCCTGAGCAAATCAGCATCGACGAGTTCGCCCAAGGTGCATTGAACGAAGCCCGCTCGGCGATCGTGTCGCTAGCCAAGGAACTCGGCGGACTCGACAAGGTTCCTGCCGACGTGCTCGAGCGGTTCAACGGCATCCGCGACTATGCCAGCGAGATCACCGAAGAAGTGCTGAACCAGGGCCAGGCGTTGCGATTTGTGGATCAGAACTCGCAAGCGTTGATCGCCACAGTGCAGAGGCTGACTGAAGCGGAAAAGGCCAAGGCGGAAGCGGCGAAGGCGTCGGCGGAGTCCGCACGCAAGGCGGCGGAAGAGTCTCGCAAGCGTGTCACCGAACTTGCGTCGCAAGGGCTCACCGCTGCTGAGTCATCCCGCGTCCAGTTGAACCGCGATCTGCTAGACATCGCCAACGAGCAGCGAGCCGCAGAGGAAGCGTTGCAGGCGGCACGCAAGGCCGGCGATGCTGCGGCTTTATCGGCAGCCAACGAGCGTCTGCGTCTCGCCCAGGCCGCGACGGCGGAAGCCAAGGCTCAGGATCGACAGCGGCAACTGGACGCTCTCGGCATTGACGAGAAACTGCTCAAGCCGGCCACGACGATTGCGGACCAATTTAAGGCCGTCCGCAAGGCGTTCGACGCCAAGCTTATCGACGGCGGTGAAGCCCGACAGGCATTGCGGAACTTGGCTGCCGAAGGCGTGCAGATCCGCCAAGAGATCGCAGCCGAGTTGAGCCGGCCCGCACGCCAGGCCCTGCAGGTGAACGACATCCGGTCGCAGGAAGGCTTCGCCCAGTACATGAATCTGACGATGGGCCGCGAAGATCCGGCGATTGAGCAACGCCGCGAGCAACTCAGCAAGCTCGAGCAGATTCGCCGCGAGCTGGCCAACGTCGGCGCTCGGCCGGTTGACATTCTCGGAGGTGCGTGATGGCCGTCATCTCCTACCGCGAAGTCATCCCGCGTACGTTCTCGCATAAGTTCGGAGAGGCTCCAAATGCTGAGTTGAAGTACGCAGTGACGGTGGACGAGCCGACCGCCACGCAGTCGCTCATCAACGCCATCGGCATTATCCACGGCTCGCAGCACCCAGAGTTTCCGTATCTGCGGATGACCGACGCTTCGGTCACGGAGACGGATCGGCATCACGCAGAGATCACGTACCGCTACGAACTACTCAAGCAGGACTACGAGCCAAACCCGCTGCTGCGTCCTGACGTGTGGTCGTTCTCGACGGGTGGCGTGGCGATCCCGACAGTCGTGCACTACGAAGACGGCGACGATCCAAAACCGCTCACGAACTCGGCGAAAGAACTCATCGAAAACGCGATGACCGACGAGGCCGAGATGCGTGCCACGGTGAGTGGCAACAGGGCATCGTTCCCGCTGGCCATCGCTGCCTACGTCACCAACACGCTCAACGACAGTGTCTACCTTGGTTGCCCGCAGTACACATGGAAGTGTGCTGGCATCTCTGGCCAGCAAGCCACGGAAGTAGTCGATGGCGTCGAGGTTCGCTACTACCAAGTTAGCGTCGAGCTCGTGTACCGGGCTTCCGGCTGGCCGCTGATTCTGCCTGACGTTGGATACAACTACCTGGAAAACGGCAAGCTCAAGCGGTGCTTCGTGGAGCTTGATGACGAGGAGGTGGCGTCAGCTAATCCGGTCGCCCTGGCGGCCGATGGCCGCATGATGCAGCCGGGCAATCCGCCTCGGCTTCTTGTGCGTCGCGTGCATCGAGCGGTTCCGTTCTCTACGTACTTCGGCGAGCCGACTTTCTAGGTGACGCATGGCGTTCAATTATTCATTTTCCGTCTGCACGACAAGCTCGGCAGAGACGAGCCGCTTTGTTGCTGAATGGGTTGGCTCTGGCCATCCTGAATCAGTCACGTCCGTGCAGGTTACAAGTGAGCGGCAATCGACAATTTACGGACTTGGCTTCAAGCTGACTGACAGCAAGGGGCGGATCGTAAGCCAGAGGGCCCACTATTCGCTCGACGGCAAGCTGTATTTTGCAGTCAACGGATATGACTTCCGCTCGTACGCGTTTCCGCTTCAGTATTCGATCAGGTATGGAACTGACGAGCTAATTGCCGGGTCGATCACCGACAACTGCAGCGATACTGACGGTGGTGATGGAGGTGGCGGAAGTGGTGCTGGCGGCCAATCGGGCGACGATCAGCAGTCAGACCCATTGCCGGAAGCTCCGTCTGTGCCGCAAACGCCGTGCCTTCCGCCGCAACCTTCAGCGTCTGCCCCACCAGTGCCGACGCCGTGTAGCGGATCGTATGGAACTGCGGGAACTATTAGCGGATTTGGTACACGATAAACCAATACGGAGCAAGCAGACATGAGCGCGACGGTTAACGTTTCTCTTTCGTTTCAGAAGTCCGGCATTTCGGAATCGTTTTCGTCTGCCCAAACGGCAACGATGGAAGTGGCTGGGTACAAGGTTCAGTCGCCGACGTTCGGCACTGCCGCTTCGCAGATTTCCACGGCGACCATCAATACGCTTGGCTACGCCTACTTGCGGTCGCTCGTCACCACGACGCAGACCACCTGCACGCTGACGTTCGGCC